GAGATAATTTATGGCATCTACATTTACGCCTTTAGGGGTAGAACTTCAAGCAACTGGTGAAAACGCCGGTACATGGGGAACAAAGACTAATACTAATTTACAAATCATAGAACAGATATCTGGTGGGTATGTTGCTAAATCAATAGCAGGCGGTGCACAGACAACTGCTTTAGCTGTTTCTGATGGATCAACTGGTGCAGAATTATCTCACAGAATGATTGAGTTTACAGGAACAATCACAGGTAATCAGATTGTAACAATACCTCTAGATGTACAAACTTTTTATTTTTTAAGAAACTCAACATCAGGTGCATATACAGTTCAGTTTAAATATGCTTCTGGTTCAGGAGACTCGTTTACTTTTTCAGCCACAGATAAAGGTGATGCTATTGTATTTGCAACTGCAAGTGATAGCACTAACCCTAATATTGATACAATAGCTTTAGGTATTTCAAACATAGTAGAGGATACATCACCACAATTAGGTGGAGACTTAGATACAAACAGTTTTAATATAGCTTTTGATGATGCACACGGAATTAATGATGAAAACGGAAACGAACAGATAGTATTTCAAACAACTTCATCTGCAGTAAACCAATTAGATATAACAAATGCTGCAACAGGTAACGCACCATCTATTCAAGCAACTGGTGGTGATTCTAATATAGATTTAAAAGTAGGGCCAAAAGGGACTGGTAATGTAGAGATACTAGGAGCTACAAATCCAGGTGCAATTCAACTTAATTGTGAGGCTAACTCCCATGGGATTATACTACAAGGTCCCCCACATAGCGCATCGCAGTCCTATACTATAAAATTTCCTACTGGAAATATAACAGCAGGTACATTTTTAAAGGTAGATAGCGTTTCTGGCTCAGGGACCAGTGGAGTGGGTACATTAACCTTTGATTCTTCACCAGCAACAACAGGAAAAGCTATTGCAATGGCAATCGTATTCGGATAAAAGGAGTAAATTATGGCAAACCCAAATATAGTATCAGTAACAAGTATTAAAGGTGAATCGGTAGGATTTAATTTATCAGCTACTACTACAACAACTTTAATGACAGTGTCCTCTGATAAATTAATAAAAATAAATAGAATAACAGTTGCAAACGTAGATGGAACTAATGCAGCTGACGTAACTGTTTCAGTTACAAAAGCAAACTTTACTTCGGATGGTGTCACAGACTTTGATACCTCTGGAACTTTTCACATAGCAAAAACAATATCTGTTCCAGCTGACGCAACGTTAGTATTACTTGACACACCGATATATTTAATGGAATCAGATGTCCTAAAAGGTGGAGCAAGTGCTGCCTCAGATTTGGATTTATTCGTATCATATGAAGTCATAGACGACGCGTAGGAGTCCACTGATGGAGCGAAAGGAAGTAGCTAATGAACCAAGATAACGGTGGAGTCATAGGAAAAATAAATACACCAACAACAACTCTGGCATCAGGTGTATGGTCTTTAGATAGTCAGTTTGATTCACAATCATCATCTATATGGCCTCTTGCATTTCCACAAGTAACTTTTACTAATTCATGTAGATTTAATGACGATGATTCAAATTACCTAAATAAAACATTCTCAGGTAATGGCAACAGAAGAACATTTACATTATCTTGGTGGTTTAAAAATATGGGTGGAAATGTTCACATGAAATCAGGATCAAGTGGAGATTTTTTTACTTTAGATAATAATAGTCAAAGGCTTAGACTTAATGGTGCTGATTCAACAGTGGACAAATTTCAACTTATTTGTAATAGAGTATTTAGAGATCCATCAGCTTGGTATAATTTTGTTGCAGCTTTTGATACGACACAATCAACAGCTAGTGACAGGGTGAAATTTTATGTAAATGGTTCTCAGATTACTTCTTTTGCAACAGAAAATTATCCAACACAAAACTATGAGACTCAATGGGGGAATAGTTCACTTTCACATGGAATAGGTGCTAGACCAGATGGTAATCATTATTTTGATGGTCACATGACAGAAATTATTTATGTTGATGGACAACAACTCACACCATCTTCATTTGGTCTAACAAACCCTGTTACAAATATCTGGGAACCTAGAGCGTACACAGGAACCTATGGTACTAATGGATTTAAATTAAATTTTTCTGATTCATCAAATTTAGGTGATGATACTTCAGGAAATGGAAATGATTTTACTGCTCAAAATATGTCAAGTACTAATCAGTCGACTGATACCTGTAGCAATAACTTTGCAACATTAAATCCTTTAGCAACAAATACAAATACAAGTTCTTCAGATTTTAGCGAAGCTAATTTAGAATTAGGACCTAATTCATCATCAACATGGGTAGGTTGCACAAATACAATCGGTGTTACAAGTGGAAAATGGTATGCAGAGTACAAAATAATAGAAGCTGGAAGCTCTCAAAATGGAATCATGGTTGGCGTAACAAATTCAGATTTAAGTGATTTTCAAGATGGTTCAAGTGATTTATCACAATCTGGAGAATTTGGACTCAACTATTATGCTGCTGGAACAATAAATAATAATGGTTCAGGTATAGCAACATATACAGCCATGAGTGATGGTGATATTGTTCAGATAGCTCTAGATGTTGATAACGGTAAAGTATATTGGGGTAGAAATGGAACTTATGAAAATTCAGGAGATCCTACAAGTGGTTCAACAGGGACAGGTGCGCAGAATTTATCTTTGATAACAACTGGCGGTACATATAATCTTCATTTATGCTGTAGAAACACTGGTCATGCTCAAGCAAACTATGGCAGCCCACCCTATAGCATATCGTCAGGAAATGCAGATGCAAATGGTCATGGTAATTTTGAATATGCCCCACCTACGGGTTATTTTGCCCTTTGCACTAAAAACCTAGCGGAGTTTGGAGGATAGATGGCTGATTATACAACTATAGATAACCCAGGATTATTTTTTAATACTGTTCTATATACTGGTAATGGAACAGATGACCATGCAATAACTGGAGTTAATTTCCAACCTGACTTTGTTTGGATTAAAACTAGAAGTGAATCAAACAATCATAACTTATATGATGTTATAAGAGGGGTAAATAAACCTTTAAAATCTAATAGCACTGCTTCTGAATTTACTAGAACAGATGCTTTAAAATCATTTGATAGTGATGGATTTACCTTAGATGATGATGCTACATCTGATGAAGTTAATAAAAACACAGTTACTTATGCCTCATGGAACTGGTTAGGTGCAAATGGAACTGCCTCAAACTCGGATGGAAGCATAAGTACAACCGTATCTACAAATCAAACTGCTGGATGTAGTATTGTGTCTTATACGGGGACAGGAAGTGCAGGAACAATTGGTCATGGTTTAGGTACTACTCCTGCCATGGGAATTTTTAAAAATAGATCAGCGGGTTCTACACATTGGAGAGTTTGGCACCAAAACCTTGCTAATGATAAAATTTTAGAATTAAGTGATACTACAGCAGCTCACACTCCAGGAACTGCTGATTTTAATATTTCAAATAATTCAAGCACCGTTTGGGGATTATCAACTAATAGCCAATCAAATGGTTCTGGAAATTCTATGATTGCTTATATTTTTGCAGAGAAACAGGGCTACTCAAAATTTGGAGGATGGACAGGTAACGGACAAAGTTCTGGACCATTTATATATACAGGATTTCGTCCAGCTTTTCTCTCTTGGAAAATGACTAGTTCTACAGAAAATTGGTACATAAATGATAATAAAAGAGAGCCATTTAATGATGATGCTATGACAGTTTTATATCCTAATTTAAGTAATGCAGATGGTGCTTTAAATGATGAGATTGATTTACTTGCAAATGGTTTTAAAATAAATGGCACTAACTCTGCGCACAATACAGATGGTGCAACATACATCTATTGGGCGTTTGCAGAACATCCATTTGTAACAGCAGGAACTAAAGCAGCGGGGACGGCAAGATAATGTCTAGAAAAAACGGAGGAATAATCGGACCAGCAAACACACCAGTCGGAGGACTGATGAAAGGTGTAGCAGGTGGTGTGTGGAGAATGAACGACGTTCTAGATTTTGTCGGCAACAGTCAGTGGCCATCGGCACCTCAGAACATAGAGAACTCAGTTAGATTTAATTTTAATGATGATCCAAGATTAGCAAGAACTTTAAGCACACCTACAGACGCAGATAAATATACATTTTCTACTTGGGTAAAAAGAGATAGACCAACAACGTCAGCACAAGATTACGCTTATTTAATTTCATTTGATATTGGTGGGACATTAAGAGAGCATATAAGATTTTCTACAGGTGGTGCAAATGATCAGATAAATTGGTATATAAGAGATAGTAGTAACACAGCTACAAATTTATCGACTACACCGATATTTAAAGATGTATCAGCATGGTATCATGTGTGTTGTGCTTATGATAGCACACAAAGCACATCAAGTAATAGACAAAAAATTTATGTAAATGGCACAGAAATTACTTCTTTTTCTTCATCAGGTTATGTTTCACAAAATCAAGATAGCCCAATTAACACAAGTGGTCATGCAGTAAAAATAGGTTGTTTTGGTAATTCTGCTGGAACAACTGCTAATTTTAGTGGTTATATGGCAGAAATAGTTTTTATAGATGGTCAAGCATTAGATCCAACATCATTTGGTGAATTTGACTCTACAACAGGCATATGGAAGCCTAGAAAGATAGGTGCACAATTTGGATCTGGAGGTGCAGGAAATAATGGGTTTTATCTTGATTTCAAAGACAGCTCAAGCTTAGGTAATGATGCGTCAGGAAACAATAACGATTGGACACCATCTGATTTAACAAGCACCGATCAAGCTACTGATACCTGTGTTGAAAATTTTGTAACATTAAATCCTTTAGCAACAACCACTACACAAGGAACTGTGGCAGAGGGTAATTTAGAATTTGATAGATCTGGAAGTAGTGATGGTTGGGTAAGTATTCTTTCAACAATTGCTGCATCTTCTGGTAAATATTATGCAGAAGTAAAAATTATAGATGTTGGTTCTCCATCACAAGGTTGTGTATTAGGGTTTTTAAATTGGGACAAAACAAATATAATGAGTTCTTCATCT